TATCCACCAAATGGTGTAGAAACGTTGAATTGCAACGCTAGCTTGCCATTTTTACCCATTAATAAACGGCTTCCATCCACGTCTCTAAAATCTAGTATTTCAGAAAACATAGCTTCTAAATTAGCTTTTGATAAGTTCAAACTTGGTTCGGCTTTTAACCGCATTTTACCGTGTAGGTCTCTGCGTTCAGATTCAGTTAATGTTTCAGAAATAATTAACGCACCAAAAACAAAATCGCCATTGCTGTTGCCTGTGCCACCCGAAGCCCATGAACCTGTGGTAGATATACCAGCCCCTATTTTAAGCGTGCCATTTTGGAAACCAGCGTTAGTATTCGCTGTTTGGTTGCCAGCTGAAAGGGTTAAAGCAGAAGGTGAAGCACCAAAGCTGTGTACTTTAATTTTGGTAGTATCGGCAGTGTCTCTAATGTTCCAAGAAATAATTTGTAAACTATTAGCATTCATAGTATAGCTATCAACGTTGCCGAATTGGTCTGTTCCCCCATCTCCTGTACCAATACGCCTAGTAGCAAAGGCGTTACCTGTTGTACCAAACATTTTAAGCGTGGCATTGTTGGTTGCAGAAGCTCCGTAAGAAAGTAAAATTTCACCCCTCGAATCAGAACCCAGTGCATCCCCTAGCAAGTTGGTTGTTACACTAAACGTTGCCCCTGTTCCGCCGTGTGGGTTGGCAATGGTAACGCTAGGGTTGCTTGTGTACCCTCTTTCCGTTTCAACTAACTTTGTAGAAGTAATCACGCCAGCGGTATGGTAGCACTTAATCAAGCCTACTTTATTGCCACCTAGGAACACAACGGTTGCACCAGCAGAATAGCCACTACCTACATTCCCACCGCTTACAGTAACGGCGGTTACTGCACCACCTGAAATAGTAGCCGTTGCATAACATCCTGAGCCTGTGGTGTCTGAAATCCATACTAATGGTGCTGACGTATAGCCTGTGCCACCACTTACCGAGGTAAATCCTGTAATCGTGCCACTTGAAATAATAGGCGTAAAGCTTGCTACGGTATCAGTTACCCCACCACCTGTTAAATAACCAATAATAGGGCGTGTAATGCTAGATGAATACCCACTACCCCCAGCGGTTGGAGTAACGCTAGTTACTGCTCCTGCGTTGCTAGTGGGGGATTTTCTATTATTAGGGCTAAACATGAAGTTCATTTCAAGCCCATTAGCCGTTGAAATACCGCTGGTAGATGCGGAAAAATGCCCAGCATTGCCTTGGTTTAATCTTATACCAGCCGTTTTACTAGCACTGTTTCTAACCAAGCGTTGCGGTACAGTTTCAGATTGGAAGATTGTTTCTAAGTTATTGTAAACATTAGAAGTAATAAACGGTATATCTGCCGTCATTGTAGGGAAGCCACTGGTAATTGTAGGGCTTTTTACCCCCACTAATTGGTTAGGAATGGTACTACCGTTAGGCACAACGCAATCAGCACCAGCACGCCATGCGTCAATAGCGGTTTTGTCAATATCCCCATTAACTGGTGTTACGTTAAATGTGGCATTATCACTTAACCGTTTAATGGTAAATAGCGTACCAGTGTAGCCTTCAACCATCGGTATAGTTGAATAGACCGCTTGGTACTTAGCCATGTTAGCGGTAGTAATAGGAAATTCAGGAACGCTTGTAACAGTCATATAACCTGTTTTATCAAGCGTTAAATCTTGGCTTGATGCGGAAAATATCCGCAATACTGCAAAGATACCGATAGGGTCAAACTCAAGCGTTTCAGTATCGGTTAAACCGTATACCGCACTTAGGAAGCCTTGAGCTAATAAGTTTAAATCCGTATCCCCTGTAAAAGCTTTAAGTAAAGCCAATACGCCCATCCCATCAAAGATAAACTCCTGTTCACTTTGATAATTATATTGAAAGCTTAAATTGCCTTGAAAGTCAAAGATTAACGATTCTCTTAGCTCTAATTCAAAGCGTCTAGGGGCAGTGTAAACAAACTCATCGGTTTCAGTTACGTTGACTGTCAACCATTGCCAAGATGCAACCGTACCATCATCGTAGGTTGCACTTACCATTAAGCGGACAGGTGCAACCGACGAAGAAGGCATTAAGTCAAACGTGCCAATACCATTAATAGCGTTATAAACAAGGTCTCCTATCACAAAAGTAGGGCTATCATGCCTAACACTAACGCTGGCAGGGTAAACTCCATTAGATAGTGGAAGTTGAATCGTTATAGGGGTAGTATCCCCTTCAAACTTATTTATAATACTTGGTAAGTGGCAAGCCATCATTTTACTTTACTCCTAGCGATAAATTGCCAGTTGAAAATACGCCAACATCACCATTTGAAATAGTGGTAGACCGTAGCAAACCATAAGTACAACCACCGCTAGCATTTTGAGAAGCTCCAGCCGTGTAAGTAAAGGTGTTTGCATCCACTACTGTGATGGTGAAGATACCAGCTACTACAGTACCAGTGCGGTTTTTAATTTCAACTTGGTTAGAAGTCGTTAAGCCATGCCCTGTTTTGGTAACGGTAACAGTGGTAGTTGTTTGACTATAAGTAGCATCTACTGGTACATCGGTTAAAGGGAACGCCCCTAACAAGTTACCAGCCGTGCTAGCGTCAAAGATACCATAACCAAGAACCGTACCCCAGTTTGCAGTGGCTTTAATGAACCCTAAGTCGGCGTTATTGGTTAGACGATAAAAGCCTTTAGAGTCCGTTGTAGCGTTCCCACTTGATGCAGGGAATGCAGGGTTGGTAGCTACTCGGGCATAAGAGCCACCTGTAACTTCTACGAATCCTGAACCAGTTGCATAAGTACCTAAGTTTGTAAGCAAACCTACAAAGTTAGTACCGTTTAGAATACCATCAAGCAATGGGTTTAATTGGGCGTTAAAAAAAGGCATTAGGTAATTTCCCCTTCACATTCTAGTGTTAATATATAAACATTATTTTCAAGTTCTAAACTATAAATAGTTTCTTCAAGTTCTAAATTGAAGCTCAACCCCTCCATCTGTTACCACCCCTTAACTACAATAATGCAAGCAGGAATGTTTGGAACGGGTGAAGATGCAACGGTGTAGTTTAATTCATATTTACTGTTTGCACTAGCTACGCACATTAACTCAATATAATCATTAACGGCTAAGTTCTCAACAATTGCAGATGTTGCAAACAGAGAATGCCCAGTGGCGTTGTTCAAAAGTCTAAACGCACTATTAGCTATAGCCGTTGAGCCGTTCTTTCTTAGCCAGAAGGTGCAACTGTCCGCCGTATTACTTAGGCTTGTTACTTGCGGTTGAGCCATAAACTCATAAGTGCCAGCCTCGGTTACTGTAAAACGTGTAGTGTTTGTTACGGTTGAATGGGTAATAGTACCTTCCACCAAGTCATTAACACCAAAAGGTAATGCTGTAGCGGTTGTAGTAATGGCGGTTGTAACCAACAAAGAAGCCCTTGCGTGTGCTTTAATACCCCTACCAGTGGCTACTTGCTTCCAATTGGCGTTAGCAGTAGTCGGTGTGCTGTTCGTGTTGCCTGTAACGCATAGCCAGCCAGTGTTAGTATGGTTCACAAAATTACCCACCGTGTAAGCCGTTGTAGCGTTCCATAAGGGGATGCCATTTTGCAAAGAGTGGTTAATCTTTTCACCAAAGCCTTGAAGTAATGAATTAAAATGTTGAGCCGTTGGTATATCTTCAACCGCATAACCAGTTTGCAACAAACCTAGGGGTGGAGCTACTACTGCCCCTACAGGTGGGTCATACGCCATAGTGGAAAGTAGCGTGCTATTTCCTATTTTTTGGTGAACTTCTGCCATTACAAGGACTCCTAAAACTTGATGATGTAATTAACAACTGCTACAGGGGGTAAGTTGTTATGCGGTAAACTTGAACCTGCGTTATTAGATGTTACGTCCATTGTTCCATAAAAGTTTTCATCGCCAAATACTGCGTTCCCAGCAGATGTTGTTGCTCTATCACGCAAAAGTGTTGTAGTGTGGCTGTGTGTTGCTAATTCATCTACAGTTAAAACGTGGGTATCTTTACCCATCTTAGCCCCTAGCGTATTAGCAAGGTTGCCATTTAAAGCATTTGTTGAAATGGTTGTTAATGCAGTGGGTGTAACTCCTAACTTACCAACAAGCATATAGCCCCTATAATCAGGCAGATTAAACGTAGTTGAACCATCGCCTACCCCGTATAATGTGCCAAGGCGTGAAAACAAGCCAGCGTAAGTTGTTCTTGAAACAGCCGAACCATCGCACAATAACCAACCAGTATCTACTGTTGCGTGAGCGATTGTTCTAACTTCCCCTACAATACCGACAGAAGCAGAATCGCTATTTTTCAATACCCTTACCCAGTTACTGTTTAATAGCGTAGGGGCAGAGTTAATGTTGCCAGTCATGCAC